ATTGGTCATCATCTAAGTTAGGAGTTGATGTGATAATTGCTTTACCACCCGTTGCTAGTGTTGGTGAAATAGAAGTCCAGAATTCTTTTGCTATTGTTGGTCGCACAAATGCGAACTCATCTGCGTATAGTAACGAGATAGAAAGACCACGACCAGTATTTTCTGTAGTTGCTTGTGCTATAATTCTTGAGCCATTATCAAATTCAATACTACCTTTGTTGTAATTCGTAACACCTGCTCTGATAAAATCAGGACACATCTCATACGCATATCGAATTCTATGCATGATTTCCTGTGCACCTGCGTACTTATGTGCGGCTATTAAGATAGTTTGATCTGGCATGAACATTCCGTACCATAGCAAGTATCCTGCGGCTGTAGTTGACTTACCCATCTGTCTACCCAACATAGATATAGAAAATCTATAATTATGATAAGAGTGTGCTAGGTCTTGTTGATAGTCATATGCCTGATATAGTATTTGACCTTGAGTTGGGTGCTGAATCCAAAAGTAATTATTCAGAAAATAGAATGGGTCAGACATACACTTGCTGAATTCTAACAACTGTGTGTTGCTGAACTGCGTTTTTGCGTATGGTTTTTTAGTTAAATCTGCCAAGTTAAATACTCACTTAATTATGTAATAGTATTTATCAACAAAAATAAAGGTGTTAATTTACTTATTATACAGCAACCCACTCAGTCGTAGATTTTGTAAGTGATTCATCAAGTCTTTCACTAGCATTAGAAAAAGAATTAAGAACATCTAGTCCATCTTGAGTTACTGATGAAGTAAATGAATACTCAGTGCCATCTTCATTTAATACTACATCGCTGGGAAGAGAAAGGTCTTCAGATGCAATTATTTCATTAATTCGTGCGATTTCTTCGGCCGTTCTTGAACCCTCATCAAGAATAGTTATATTGCCCCATGCTTCCTCAATATCATTCCAAGTACCGTCTTTTTTAGTGTAAGTTATTCTTTTAGTAAACATACTATTTCTCCTTTGATTTAATAGTATTTATCAATCAACAAAAAAGCAGCCCGTAGGCTGCTTTTTATATCATCCTATGGATGCTATTTTAATATTTTACTAACTTAGCCAATCTAATTTGGTCTTCGTTCATTGCGTTACAACCGCAATCACAATCTGAACTACAATCACAAGATGAATCATGACCACAAGAACAGTCTTCAGATACTTTTTCTTCTGTTACTACTTCTTCAGTAGTTTCTTCAGTAGTTTCTTCAACTGTATCGTCCTTTTTGCCTTTCTTAGCGGCTAACATTTTTGCAAATGCTGCCTTCTGGGCTGGACTTTGTGCTTCTTCTAATTCTTTGATACCTGCTAATTCTCGCATTCTTGATTGGCCTTCTTCATCATCGTCTTCATCTATAGATACTGAGTCCACTAAATCCTCATCTGGATATTTCGATAAATCTGGGTCTCTAGGTTCTGGTGGAAGAACATCATCCCAATTCTTAAATGAGCCAATAGTTTTTAGAATTTTTACTTTACCATCAACTTGTGCTGTAAGAGCCGCACCTGTCATATTATTCTTAACATCTTCCAATTCAAGATGGTCATCGCCATCATGGTCAGACATACCACTATCTATTGAAACAAATACGTGGTCATGCCCTGGATTTCCTGCTTCACCCGAGTCTGAAGTAGTTACGTGAAAACGTTTTTCAGGCATATTTTTCATATCAAAAACTACAGAAATACCTTTCTCTGCGTCTACATTAAAACACATATCGTGCCAATCATCATAAAGTGATTCATCACCTTCTTTAACTGCGTTTAATTTTTTATCTTTATTCTTTGATTTCTTAGAAGACATCAAAGATCCAGCGACAGCACCAACTGCCATCGGAATCAATGGCAAAAGTTCGTCTAATTGTTCTTCGTTAACTTCTTCTTCTTTAACTGCGTTTAGTTTTTTACCTTTTTTCTTTGAACTAGCATTAACTGGTTCTGGCTCATTCTTTTTAAGTAGACTTGCTGCCGCCATTGATTTAATTGGATTTCTTATAACTGCGCCTGCAACACCTCTTGCAAGTGCGCCAACTGCCGCGCCAACTAGTGGTAAAAACTCGTCTACTCGTTCTTCTGCAAGTTGTTCACTTGCGTCAAATTCTTTCATCAAGCCTTCATAAATCTCACTTTCGTCAATTGAGTACTCTAACGGATTATCACCATGATTTGGTTGAATTGATTTTTGTTGCTTATTGATACTTTCAGGTGATTTTTTAGAATAATCATCTAAGTCTAATTTATCATTTGCAGGAGTAGGTTTGAATTCTGAATCGACTTCTTCTTCGATTGATTCTTCATGTTGATGAACCATATGTGCAGTTTCCATACCTGCTAGTTGCATCATACGTAAAATTTCTGCTGGATGCTCTGTGCTAGTATTAGTGGTCGTAATAGATTGACCGTTGTCTTCTGTTGTTGATAGGTTGTAATGCTTTTTACTTTCCATTTTCGTCTCCACTGATAACTGATGCACTTGATTGTTCATCTTTTGACATCTGTTCCGGTGCTGGATCAGATTTAGGGGTAATACTTAATTCGTTTTCTGTAGTATCATATTCTTTTTTCTCTAGGTCATTCAAAAACTTATCAACAAAAGTCTTGCCGTAAGATTTGCCAGCATCTGATTCATCATCGTAGTCTGTACCTAAAACTGCTTCTTTTTCCTTGCCATCATCTTCTACTACTTCTTCTTCCCATCCTTCTGGATGAACAATAACATCAGTTAGTGATACACCAAGTATGTCACTTAATTGTTGCTGTAGAATATCTGCTGATAGTGGATAACCAGTAACTATTTCAATTTTTGAAACCTTTGAATTACGTGCGTCACTGAAGAACATTGGGTTCTTAGTGATTGGCGTAGTAGATGTCTTTGACATCGTTTTGAGATCATATTTTGATAAAAATGATTCAATATGGTTTTCTTGGGCTTCGTCCAAGTCACAACAGAACCGCAAGGTAAATTTGTGTTCTTTAGTAGACTCTGTTAAATATTGTTTAAATGTTTTCATAATATGTTCTCTGCTAAGTAATTGCTTTCGCTCTATTCTTATTTATCATTTTTAATGTCTTTCTTCGCATTCTCTATACGTTTTAGTAATTCATTTCTATCCATTATAACAGAACCATCACTTTCGAGTTCAGATCCCTCTGGTCTAGCCTTGGAAACGTTATGATCTAACTTTGCTTTTTGCAATTGAAGTCCAATCATCTTTAATTTTCTATCTACTTTACTATCTTTTGCTTCCATAGCCGTTTTTAGCATCTGATTTGCTGTTTCTAGCAACTTAGCACCTGCATGAACTTCTACGTTCATTCCCAATGAAACCAAGTCTTTGAACGCATCTAATGCCATCTTATGAATGTCGTCCATCTCTCTATCATGTTGATTGAGATCTCGAACAAGTGGCAATGCACTATCAATCTTTTCTGTAGTTTCTAGTTCAGCATGTAAAATTTCTGACAGTTCTTTTGATTCTTCAATCGTAGGAATAATATCGTTATTCAACAACTCGACCGGAGTTTCTTCGTCAGATGGTGCGATGTTGAAAGTTTCTTCTAATTTTTTAGTCATATTACATCCTTAAATACAGTTATATACGTATTTATCAAAAATAAAGTTGCCGTTTTTTGTAGTCATAGTAGCGATACGAATAAAGGATAACGGCATCCTCACCATTTAGACATATGTAACAGCAAAGCCGAAACTTATATCAGTCCTAAGGTGTGTTATTTCTTTTTACGAGGTTTAACTTCTTTTTGTTTCTTAGTGTTGGCGTAAATATCGCCCTCATTAAGAACTCTGAACTTCATACCTCTTTTTTTAGCCCAGTGTGTTGCGGCATCCCACTTAGCATAGTTTATTGCAACTTGTGCCTGTTGTGCCCTGCCACGAGCAAGTTTTGGATTAGACTGATTTGCTGGTTTTATCTCAATCAGTTCTGCATTCTTCTTTCCTTTAGTATCTCTGTATACGACAATAAAGTCTGGAACATATGCTGTGATTTTACCAGTTAATGGATGTTGATATGTAATTCGTACTGGTTCACTTGCCCATGCCATTACGTTTGGATTGTTATCACAAAACTGCATGAAAGTCTGTTCCCAACTACTTCTGAAAGTGGGACTACCGCTTCCTGAGTATTTTGATTGGTTTAGAACTGTGTATTTTCCTTGATGGAATTTTGGCATTATTTAATAATTGCTCTTGCAACGTAAGTGTTCGGTTTAGTAGGAGTCATCTTTCCTGTTTGATATCCGAATCTCAAGGCATTATTAAAGACGAATGACCCTAAATCATTGAAAGAGAAGTCTTCTGAAATCTCATCAACAAATTCATATGGATTTATACCATATGTCTTCGCAACATTTGTAAGTTCTACTGCATACAATTCTGCTTTGGCTTCAGAAAAGCCCTTTTTCAATAATTTTGCAGTTAAGATATCTATTTTCATGATTGGTTATACTTTATTATTTTACTTACGCCCGGAGAAAATGATGATTCTGAGCCTCTTTTATATATATTCTCCACTATATCTGGTAATGCATTATTAGTTTCTAATACTGTAGATGTCGGAGTACTACTTTTTTTACTTGATGCGATGCCATCAGTTATCTTCGAGCCACTTATCTCTCTCGCTGATGTAGATAGTAGATTAGTTAACCCACCAAATAAACTATTATTAGTATTATTCATATTAAAAGAACGATTACCAAAGAACGATGATACTAATTCATTTATCATTGATGATCCGAAATTTGTAGGTGAATATGATGGAAGACCTCTGATTGCACCTTGATTTAGAGAATTAATCACTGGGTTACTGTCGCCTAGAGGACCAAATCCTGGAATATCTGAAGTATCAGCAGTTGGATTATCTGTAAAATTCCAACCATCTTCGAACTGCTCTTCTCCATCTTTCTTGGTAAACTTGCTTAGTCTTGCCGCATCTATTACCCCAATATTTGCTTTTAATTCGGCTGTCATTTCTTCAATGCCTTTATCTGTTGGATTTTGAACCTGTGCATTATATAATCTCATCAAATCAGCGAGTTTTCGTTTGTCGTCAAGTGCGTCTTGTTTATCTCTCTTCTCATAATCTATCTTCGCCATCTCATTCCCTTCAGTAGGGTCTGTTCCCTCGTATTTCTTATACGTATTTTTAGTTTTCCATTTATCTTTAAATGGGTCTTGATTTCTGGGATCTGTCTTAGATAGTGCTGTAAAATTATTTTTAGTTTTCCATTTATCTCCAAATGGGTCTTTATTTCTGGGATCATTTGGTGATAGTTGAGAAAAATTATTTACAGTGTCATAACCATCGAATGAATTTTCCAAGTCTTTAGGATATGTATAAAATGCTGGTGTTTTAAGAGATACTAACTCATCCATAAGATAATCCAGACCTTCAGTCATCCAATTTGGAAAATTAACTTTCTCGACTTTTTCTATTCTGACGTTTTCTGGTTGAATAGTCATATCAACTGTTCTTAGTTCAGAAATACTGTAATCACTAGAAGAAAAAGTAAGTCCAGTTACTAATGGATTTATCAATTCAATCTTTTGAATTGTTCCTTTACCCATATAATCAGCACTAAGATCTCCAGGAGTCTCAAGATTGCCAAAGAAGTGATATATAGATATTTTTTCAAAGGATTGATGATAATACTCATGATAGCCACTCGGTAACTTTCTACCGTGTTTGCCAACACCTGTTAGAACATCTTCTGAAGTTTTTGGTGTAACTACAGCGTCTTGGTTCTTAAAGAATTTACTATAAATCTCTCGGGAAAAGTCAAACATTTTACCGTCAATTGTATCATACATTTGAATTGTTACTTCTGGGAAATCAACACGAGTTGGAACGTAGATTCTTTTACCATATTGATCTATTGGCATCACGGATGTCATAAGAGAAATATGAGATACTGACTTTGCAAGTGCAGAGATATCTAGTGCAACTCCTTCGTCACCTGTAACTGTCTTAAACTCTATGAACCATAGATCAGAGAGTTTAGGGGCAGAGGTAATAGGCGAACCACGTTCGCCTGCAAATCCAAAACGATGTTTTGCATTAGCACTATCCGCTAAGATTCGCCTAGCGGAGTTCTTCGTGAATTTTGGAAACTTCGGTTCAGCCATTAGATAGTAACTCTTTTACTATCCGCCTGCCGTTGAATCATTTGTAAAACCTTTACTTACAAAGATATCATCATTCATTACTGCGTTATCATATTGAAGAGTCAATGTGATCGTAACTGGATCTGAAACTGCATAATCAGTTTGAGAATAATCAGCGTTAGTAATGAAACAACCTTCTAGTTGCCATTGCTCTGTCGCGTTTCCTGTGTTACCATCTAAAATTTCAATCAATGTAGAAAACTTGTAATTAGTTCCTGCTGATGGACCTAGTTGAGTTTTATGGTCTAACTGTGATTGTACCTGTGAACCAACTAACTTAGTTAGATTGTTTCCGATATCATCACGTAATGTAATTGTAATTGGTTCCCATGTGTGCTTACCCATTACGTACATACGTGAGTTGTACGAATCTAATGGAATAGACTCATGTGATACTTTTGGACGGGATACATTCATAACCTGTCTTGTAAATTCTGCTGGTATAGTACCTATTCCACCAAAGCCTGCAACTATTACACGAAAGCGATAGTTTAGTTTTGGTTGTAGAATACCTGATCCTAGTGCATCAGTTCCGGAATCTAGTGGTACACCGAATTTGTCTAGTGTTCTTGCCATTTTCTTATCTCCTATAATAGTATTTGAACTATGGTTTTAACAATAGTATTTATCTATTTTATCATTTATTAAGTCGTACTTTATTAAAATGCCCCGAGGAATCGTTTTCTGCATCCACATTCGCATCCTGCTTTGCAATCACACTCTGTTATCTTGTGGCCGCATGAACACCACCCCTCTTTATCTTCTTTAAGAAACTCTTTTTCAAACTCAAGATAGTTTTCCACTTGCCCTCTCAACCCGGCTTCTTCGTAATCAATATCTGGGTCTGGCGTCATAGGAGAATTAGTAGGTTTATAATCGTTATCAATATCTACTAGTTCGTTATCATATGTACGCTTAGAACTACAATGAGGACAAAACAGTTCTGTTGGTGTCCATTTATCAGAAGCCGCTATTGACCAAAATCCAGAACAT